CATATAGTATACATACATATACTAATATATGTATGTATACAACCGATTACTTACTGACAGATTACGTTTAAGAACTTACTTTCGTAAGATTCTAATACGTGTTGTATGTCAGCATAATCTTCGATAGCCGAACTACCGAAGCCGTTGGAAGAAACGATCTTCATCAGATCTTTCTTCATTTGTTTCGTTAAAGCTTTGGCTTCACGAACCGTACTCTTATTAGGCATAAGAACCTCCGTATAATATAAGCATATAGTATACATACATATACTAATATATGTATGTATACAACCGATTACTTACTGACAGATTACGTTTAAGAACTTACTTTCGTAAGATTCTAATACGTGTTGTATGTCAGCATAATCTTCGATAGCCGAACTACCGAAGCCGTTGGAAGAAACGATCTTCATCAGATCTTTCTTCATTTGTTTCGTTAAAGCTTTGGCTTCACGAACCGTACTCTTATTAGGCATAAGAACCTCCGTATAATATAAGCATATAGTATACATCTATATGATCCGATTAGAAGTCATAAGTATAATTCTTTGAACATCTCCCTTGATTAGCATTACGATAAGAACGATGAAACTCAATGCTATTAAGAATAGCAATGATTTCTTTACGAATGACATGTCTTGCATCTTCACCAACAAGACTATTCATAACAATGATAAGATCATTGATATGAATGTAATTACCATTCTCTATAGAATCCATATAAACCTCCTTAGGCCCTTTTATACTGTGTATACAGTATATATAATCGCCTTTACACTAGCATCCACGCACCCAGAACCATGTATCATTGCTTTTATTTTTCTAAAATCATATCCCCCTAACCCACTATCCATTTCCTTTTATTCATTTTTCATTTTTCTTATTTTTCTGCCGCTTTCCGCTTGAAACTTCCAAGCAAGTTTTATGCCAACCCAAACAGAAGTCCCAAGCACCAATAAGCTCGTTGAATTTATCCTTATAAAGTCTTCACTTTAATTTTTATTTTTGAAAAACTCTCAAGCACAAAGTCTACAAAATCACTTCTTCTTCCAATACCCCGCAAGAACCGCTCCTCGGGGAGCTTGTAATATAGAAGGCTCATACTACGCTGTTATTTTTATAAAGTAGATATATCAAAGAATATAAAGTATAATGGGGTATAGAGAGGGATAAATATGTTACCACAAGACAAGAAAGATAATATATATAATGCATTGATTGTGGGGATGACTCTCGAAGATGCCTACATATTTGCAGGATGTACTCCTAATGAAATCCTATTAGACAAAGAAGATGAAGAGTCTCAACTCTATTGGGCACACATGCACAAACAACTTGAGTACACCCTATTAGACAATATGAAGTCTGTATGCCTTAAACAAGTAGCAGTGGGGCGGCATGAAGCAACAGTCTGGATGTTAGAGAAATTATTCCCGCGGTATGCAGCTAAGAACCTTGGTGATGTAGGTACTATAAATCTTGTTATGAAAAATAGGGAAGAAGATGAAGACGCCGTTACTACCATTGTTCGATAGGGAGGCACCTCGTGACCTTGACCTACTTGCTATTGCTGATGAGCTGTACACTGCTATTGTACCTGATCTCCGAGAACTCTACACCCCGGTAGATAAATTACCCGCTGTAGGAGATACTGTTGTCCTGCAGTGGGAATTATTTGAAGAATACATAACAAGAAAACCTTGTCTACGCGTGTTTGCACCACGGAAAGCTATTGTAGATGGAGATAAGGCGATTGTGTCAGGCATGTTTGAACTAACAAAGATTGAGTATGGAGTAGGGTTCCTTCGTGAATTATGATCTCTTTGTACATCAGTCAGCTCTCATAAAAGGAATACATAAATATCCCGATATTACATTTTTCTTTATGATAGGAGGATATGGATGCGGGAAATCATCCACAGACGTCTTCCTATTGTTTTCAATATTGAGCTGGTATCAGGGATGTGATCTTACTTTTGGTATCGGAGGTGCTGCGATAAAGCACCTTAAAGAGACCGTTATCAAGGATTTTATATCCGCCTTAGAGAAAAGTAATATAACATATAAACACAATGGTCAAGAAGCTACCCTTGTTATAGGGACTATTACGTTTGTATACTTTTCATTAGATAGACCAGACTCTATATTCGGTTTTAACTTGGCTGGTTGTCTTATGGATGAAGGAGATGAGCTATCTGATCCAATGCGTTATTCACAGTCAACCAAGGCCATTATTGAAAGGTGTCGTATTTCATGTCCCAAGACCGCAAAACAGCCGGTGGCTAGATCACCTTTCATTGTTTCGACGACGACAGCACAAGGTAAACACGGTGTATATCGGTTTATTAAGAGTGAATTACAAGAAAAACATGTGCCATATCTCCTTGTGGAAGGGCATACAGAGAATAATACTACATTAGACCCAAAGCAAATAGAAATAATGAAGGCATTATATACGCCAGAAGAGATAGAGGCGTATATGCATGGGAAGTTTATAAACTTAACTACAGGGCGCGTTTACGCTGAATTTAATGATAAAAAGCACAAATACCAACCGTTTCAAATAACTGAGGATGATAAAATAATAGCAGGACAGGACTTTAATCCAGGTTACAATGCTTGTAGCCTGTTTGTTATAAGGGGTATTGGAGAAGAAGCCACTATATATCAAATAGACGAGCAACATTGGAACGTTGTTGGTGATGCTCCAAGGAAACTAAGGCACCTGTATCCAAATAACCCTATAACTTTAATTCCTGATGCTTCAGGCAAAGAGATAATGCATGGGTGGAGAGAAGAATTTGAGAAATATGCTGTTGAGGTCACATGGTATAATATAAATCCGTCTATATCAGAACGTATCCTTGCTATCAATAAGCTTTGGAGAACAGATAGATTGAAGATTTTTTCCAATTGCACAAGGTCTCTTGAATGCTATGATCTGCGGGGTTTTGATGATGAAGGAAAACCGAAAAAGGGCAAAGGACCTGATGCTTTTGATCATTGGGGTGATAGTGCCGAATATGCCACGTGGCACATAATACATACTATACAGGGATTCGATAGGATATTATCTATTTTAAAAAAATAACATGGAATAATAATAACTATATAGGGTATAATAGATATATGATAGAGACAATAGTACCGTTAGCAACGGCTATCTCTACAATAATAGCCATAGTAGTCCCTGTCCTGAAGTCTAATAGCCGTATACTTCATGAAGTAAAAGGCGTTAAATTAGACACCAAGCGACTCATACTTCATGATGACCAGTGCTCAATTGAAGAAAGGATTAATGCTGGTGATGAATATATGAAACTTGGGGGAAATGGCGCTTCTCGTATATATTATGAGGGGCTTGTAGCCAAGTATAAAAAGGAGATATGCGAAGAATGAAAAAATATACAGTCCGTTTTGCACATCTTAAGGAAAGACCTCGGTGGAACATTGGAGATAAGATAAAATTCAAAGAGAAAATAGGAATAGAGGGGTCTACGGGGAAGTCAACAGGATCACATTGTCATATAGACCTTGTGGGAGGAGAGAAAGCTGAACTATATCACCTTAAGGATATAAACAATACACAAGATGAAATAGCTCAACTTAACTATTTTCTCTATGACAATTCTCTGTATGATGGGCATTTTACTATTACTACATACTACGGAGAGCCTAAATATTTCAAGGATCATAAAAAAGTGCATACAGGGTATGATGTAGTAGGACTAAAGAAAAATATATTCTGGCCTCGTTCCTATGAAGGAAGAGTAACAGCCGTATTTAATCATCCAGCGGGATATGGTTGGGTGATCTACTTTGTATTCGAGGTTCCTGATGACTGAAATATCTGAGATAGCCCAACTATTGAACCTCAATCCCGCATATATTCTCGTGGAATTACAGGCACTTACCTGTTTACTTATTACGATAAGAATAGTAAACTAAAGAGAATATATCCCCTTATCCCTGTTGTTATCGGGATTATTATAGTGAGCCTATTTACTCAATGGGAAACAGGGTGGTTGGTAAATGGAATTATCCACGGAGCTGCAAGCACCTGGATATATGATGTAGTAGCCTCTTTGAGGAAAGGATCCAAATGAAATGCGTATTGTTTGTATTATTCTTTCTGTTTTGCTCGTTGTCGCTATTGGCGCAGGAGTATACGGGGCAATCCGAAATAGAGGACTCTCTAGAGAGCTTAACGAATATAGAGCTCTTTATGAATCGGCAAGATCTGAGGTGGAACAGCTTTCAGCTACTTTGGGAGGACTATCAGAAGAAATCCAATCAGCTATTGATGAACAAAAATCTTCAACTGCAGGGGTTCGAACTGAAATTGAAAGAATCCGAGCAAACCTTAAAAGTCTGGAAATACTGTTGCGTAGGCTTGACGGGTGGGTTAATAGTATCAATAGGATACATAGCCTGGAAAGAGTTGAAGAATGAATATTGATAAAATTCTTGAAAAGGCAGGGGGAAAAGATCCTTATATAAAGGATGTATTTTCTATTCTCAGTCGAAGTGCAAAGGGCGAGATAGCGGGAGACTCAGCTCCAATATCTCATTCTATAGAAGATATAGACGAAATGAAAGACGTGATGTTCAATCATATGAAAGGGAGATATATCAAAAATGGTGTTTCTTTTCAATCATATGATGAAATGAAGAAACAAGTCACGCAAGTAGTCGGAGATGAATTTTATAATGAAGCTACTGGTGTAGGCACCTTAACAGATCCTCAGGCATTTTCAAAAGCCTCAGTACCAGTTATGCTTGGTCCTATGGAACAAAGTGCCTTGTATTCAAACGGAGGCATAGCGGCTATCATAATAGATAAAAAAGCTAAGGGGATGGTATCTACTGGAATTACATTCAAAGCATATGAAGAAAAGCTCTGGGGTAACGATAAGATAAAAATGCTTGAAGAAGCTGCCAATATTACTGGGTGTAATACATCTCTTATAGAAACGTTACGTGACGGACTTATATTCGGAGGCTCTGTACAACATCCCGTGTTTAAAAAAGAAAAGAAGGGTGATAGACTTAAGTCATTAGATGAATTAGTATTAGAAAAAGGATGTATAGATAGGTGGGTGTCCGCGGATAGATGGAACATAGTATACGTACCCTCTTATGACGTGACGGCAGAAGATTATCTTCGTCCTGAAACGATTTATTTTCCGTTAGGTGGGTATGAAATAAGTACAAGGCGCTGTTCCTTGTTAAGGCCGAAGACAATGCCTTATTGGGCAGTTCTATATAATCTTGGTTGGTCTCCGTCCGATTATTCTGGATATGCTCGTGCCTTATATGCTTATACAATGGTCTCTATGGCTGTCCCAATTATGGCTCAACAGATGTCTCTTTTGTTATATCAGATGCCATTAGATGCGATTGCAGCACAAATGGGCCCAGAAACAGTGAAAAAGCTGATGGCCGTTAATGAAGAAAAAATGAAAGAATGGAGCGTACTTAATCCAAAAGCAGTAAATATTGTAGGAGAATTAAAAGTAGTAGATCGAAATTTTAGTGGCTTTGATCATTTTCTAGGATCAGTAAAATCTGATTTAGCGGCGCAGTGCGGTATTGCAGAGCCTGTATTATTTCATACGCCCAATAAGGGCTTTAGTGATAATACTACAGAAGCCCTGTTGAAAGATAGTGAAATGATGCGTCTATTACAAATAGGTACTGAGACTCAGCTTACATGTATAACAGACGCTCTTATTGCACACACATGGGGAACTGACTCTGAAGAATGGAAGAATAGACGAAAAGTACGCATGTCTTTTGATAAGCCAATTGTAAGTACTGAAAAGGACTTAGCAGAAGTAGGAGCCAGGTTTGCTGCTACTGTTGCTTCATTAGTACAAGCTAATGTACCTGCAGATGAGGCTATTAAGCTTGCTTCTCAATTCTTTAAGACAGTGGAAGTAACGGAAGATATTATAGAGGCAGTTAGGAAAGAAGTAGAAAGAATGCATAAAATGGAAGAAAAGGGCCTGGAAGCAAAGAAAGATGCAGGCGGCCCTGGACATACTATGGCATCTCCAGGATCAGCAGGCAATACAGGTAAGTTCACAAAGCCTTCATAAATATAAAGTAGATAATATCCTTGTAAAGGAGTATAATAATACTATGAAGCTAATAGGTGATTTTGCTGTTAAAACAGACAATCAACCCAAAGGTATAAATGTAGGTGGGTTTTTACATAAGACTATGAGAATCGCAGGAAGCGGAATATATCGATATCATAGGTCTGAGGCAAGTGTTTTTGGACTAGATCCCAAGCAGATAGGAGATCAACAGTATTTTAATATTTACAGGCCTGCAGAAGTCTTAAAGAAGAATAAGGACATGTTTGCTAGGGTGCCTATCATCACCGGGAGACATAGAAAAGTAGATATCTATAACGCAAAGGAACTTACAGCCGGTCTTGTAGGAGACACTGTAGAATATGAAATAGATGAAAATGACGGGGAGTTATATTTATATACTACAGGCACCATTATAACAGGGGATGGTGTTGAAGCATATGAAAAATACGGACAATTGTCTGTGGGATATGTTCCAACGGCCCATTGGGAAAAAGGTGAACATAAAGGGCAGGCATATGACGCTATTCTTGATGATTTTAATGATGTAAATCATTTATTGATCTGTGCTCAAGCTAGGGGAGGGCCTCAACTAATGGTTATGGATAGTATTGAAGATACTACCCCTCTAGAGAGATTTATAGATAGGAGGGCGAAGGTGTTTGAAAATATCTTCAAGAGCAAGAAAAAGAAGGTAATGGGAGACGCTCGTGTTCCTATTCTTCTTTCGTCTATCGCGCTGGGAGCAGATCCCAAAGCGCAGATAGCCGCGGTACGAGAGATCGTAGGAGATTCGAAGAATGAAACTTTCAACGATTATCTCTCTGAGCTTGAAGTATGTGGGGATGAGAAGCCGGACGTAAAAAAGAAAGCCGTAGAGATCGTTGTCGATTTCTACTCTAACGTCGTTGTCGGTGACACAGAACCAAATACAGTTCCTTCAGAATCTTCCAACGGGAAGGAAACGACTCCTTCAGACATAGAAGGGGACGCTGAAGAGGAAAAGAAAAAGAAGGAAGAAGACGAAAAGAAAAAGAAGGAAGAAGACGAGAAGACGGCAGGAGATGCTCTTGACGCTCGTCTTAATTCTTTCAAAGAAGATTTGATGGCTACTATCAAACCTCTCTTTGAAAAAGAACAACCTCCTTCCATCCAGGAAAACCCAGACGCTATTGGGCGTTTAACCGCGGCTGTTGCCGGTGATAGTAAGCCTAAAGAAGGCAAAATCACTAGCGATGACGTGATGAAAAATCTCATAGGGAGGTAAGCATGTCTTCTTTTGCAAATATGGGACCTTTTAACCCCGTTAATTTTAAAGGCGGAGATAAGGTCAATGCAGTACCACTGTTCATAAGCAAATTACCGTTTATGCTCGGGGGTATTGCTGGTGCGGACAACTACTTCGGTAGACTTGTGTCCGTTAATCCAGCGGGAAATATCCGTGTACTCGAAGCGGGTATACCCGGAGGATACACACCTCGTGGAATATTGGTAGCTGATCCCATGATCCTTGCTGCTGATCCCGCGATGAATGAACTCTATTACGAGGGACGCCCAGCCAGTTTCGTGGTTTATGGCGCCATTGAATTAAGGAAGTATCTCCTCGCGGAATCCAAGGTACCAGTTCTTGGTTCCACTATTTGGGCAAAGGATGCTACGGGTGAAATCGTATTTGATGCCCATGATGTGGCATCGAAAACCGGGTTCACGAAACTGAACGCTCATGTACTTGAGGTGAAGCAACCGAATGGCGTAGCCATTTGGCTAGATTACCCCATAGCCACTCAGGCATCTACTCCGGAAGCTTCTGTAGCTACTCCGACAGCAGTCAGCGATCCCACAGCTCCTACGGGCACTGGTACGTCCGCAGACCCCTACGATGTATCTTCCGGTACTATAGTGACTATAGCCACTACTACTCCGGGAGCCGTCATCAGGTACACTGTAGACGGATCTGTTCCTTTGGATACTTCTCCGATATTCCCGGCAGAAGGTTTAACTATTACAGACACCGTACGGGTGCGCGCTATGGCTATGAAAGAAGGCCTCAATCCTTCTTCCATAGATGTATATTACGCGGTCGCATAAGGAGAAAGCTAAATGAATATTGTAGCTGCGAAGAATTGCGATCGGCTAAGTAGGGTCATAGAGAAAGTAATGACTCGTGACCCTGGATTAAGGAAAGCCTTGTCCGGTTGCGAGCTCAACATCGGTCTTGCATCGGATGACAGGTTCGCTGTCCCTGCTTCGGCACAAGATGCTGTATTTGTGGGAGATGCTGCCTGGATCGAAGGGAAAAACATAGATGCCGCTACTGAGGCATTGTTGCAGGTGGATCCATCTCGAGTCCAAATAAGGCCACGGTATAATCCGCGTACCAATAAGTGGATAATGGATTTTTCCCCCCTAGCGGGAGACACCTTAGACCCCATAGCCGGTCAGTTGTTTAGCCCATGGAATATCAGTTTCATGGCCCGGGTATTCAAGGAACCCCTGTCCTACAGTAATGTGGACAAACTGGTTTCGTATGAATCCGGCGGAAATCCTTGGGCAGAAATATTCACTCTGTTCATGGAACAATACAGCGGATGGGCCATGGCCGGTCAGACCGGGTCTCTTCAGAGTAATGTCACTAGTGACGTAAATGTCAAAGATGGCATGATGTCAGCTCCCGTTATCAATATTTCGGGGACGTACAGCTTGACTCTTGAAGAGCAACACCGCGGTACTCCTGGTCCCTTTGGTCAAAGCCCCATGACCCGAAAACAGTCATACCTCAATTACGCTATCAATATGCTGAAAGCATATATAGCGTTCTATGGGAACGAGGAAACGGACACAGACGGGTTCATGCAAGTAAATCCTGTAGAGATTTGGAGTGGGAACTCCTTAGCTGACATTTGGGCAGGTGCCTCTGTAACCAAGGGGTATGATGCTTATAAGCTTTTGGCCGAAATAGTCAATAACATGTTGACTATTTCCGACAATAAGTTTGATCATCTCGTCATTGCTATGGCACCCGAGGCATTGAACATCCTTCGGTCCATGCCATACAGCAATAACTACGATCCGACCGCTGCCATGAAAATCTTCATGGAAAACTATGGGGCTACTACCAAAGGTGGTGGAGTACCCACGGTTGAATTTGTAGCAGAACCCATGCTGAAGGCGAACAGTATCTTCAACCCCAATGCCACTGACTACATGGTCATTTCTGCTCCCAGCGTAGGAGCTGGTCCTACTGATGAAAAGCAGCCTACCGTCATTTTTGGCGCTCCTCTGCAAAAATTTGTATTCCCGGCTATCCCGGGGCAATACAACACGCAGTATAAGACCTTGGCTCGTCTTGCTGGTATCCTGGCTCCTGTTCCTGCTGCCGTTAGAGTGGTGCAGGGATTCGGAAAATAATAGGTTTGTCCCCCTAGAAATAGGGGGATATATTGAGGTATTTCAATGAAATATATAACAGGGACACATCAGCAAGAATATCACATTGACGGAGTAATACTCCCGAAGATGAAATATTCTTCTGAAGAAAAAGAAAGAAGAGGAAGATCTGAAGTCCTCGGTCTTACTGATGAACAGTGGGATAAGTTAAAGGATAATAAGGTCATAAAAGAACTTATATCCAATGGACATATTCTCATTACGGATACGGCGCCCGTGTCTGCGTACCAGGAAACTGCTTCCCTTAGAAAAGCGCTTCAGGACTCAGAAGAAGAGAGAAAGCGTCTTGAATCAGAAGCCATAGAGACAATTACGGCTCTTCAAGAAGAAATACGTATTCTCAAAGGGGAATAGGGTGTTACTTAGGCTGCAGGATTTCTTATACGCGGATCGATTTCAAGACATAACAGAACCCGATATTGAAATGGCTGTGGCCTATATTAACACTATGTTCTCTGGTGTACAGTACTTGTGGGGGTCGGAATATTGTATTCTTTCTCCCGAAGAAAGAGAAGCTAAAAGGTTACTTTGTTATAATAACCTTGTTGCCTGGCGCTTGATGCAAATGTATCCAGGCAAAGTGACAGAAGGTTCGGGGTCCATGGGACCTATGCCTCTGGAAAGTAAGTCTATAAGTTTAGTGAACATTAAGTATAAGAATATAATAAGGCAAGGTGGTTCAATGGCGCTATTAACCACTAATGCTTATGGAATAGATGCATTAGAAATGATTCAATCGGCTCCTGAGAACTTTGTGCTTTATTGAGGAATTATGGGTGGTATATACGGCGATTTTTTAGAATACTTCCCCGAATTATTTCAGTGGCTTGATTGCTGGGAGTTAAATGCATCTGAGCAACGTATAAACATAAGAAGAATAAGAGCGATAATAATAGATGATATGGGTACATCAATAGTTAGAAAAAGAATCATAGATGAGTGGGTTAAAGACTTAAAAGGCTGTGAGTTAATGCTTACAATAGCTAGTGCTGTAGCAGATATAAATACATACTTTATACATCCTGAAAAACAAGATGTTTATAAGATTACAAGCAGGTTGACCCATTCACGAGAGGGTGGATTTAAAGTATGGAAAGTAGATAAGATACAAGGGCAAGATTCTATTCGTACAGATGAATTAGAGGTTAAGGCAGGTGTATTTTGATAACAATGAAAGAATTGAAACCAGCGCTTAACCATATTTTCTTTGAGGGAGATACTTATCTGCCATACATAGTACCTATAACAGGGCATTGGTTCGCTCCTACTGTTGATAGATCCCTAGAGATACCTTCTTGGATAGGGTACAGGGTATTGGACCATGTACCTATTATAAGGACATATACTGGAGAGAACACAAAGATTAGAAATGAATATTCTAGATTCCGATTAGCGTTCTTGGGTCCGCAGGCAGAGAACCTCGCACTATCTACAATATGGTGGGAAGAACGGTCCGATGTAACAGAAGAATTTGAGAAAATGAATGTTCAGATATGTTACGAGGAACGTAGGATATATACCCATATATTTCAACAAGAAGGATTCAATGATATCTTGATATGGGTGACAGATTTTAAAGTAGCTAATTTTGCGTCGGTGCCTACTGACTACAAACCTTGGCTGCCAATATTCTAATAGGAGGAAACTATGTCAGATGAGTTTCTGGGAAGTATTGCTCATGAGGACGTAAACTTTGTTACTCAAATAGCACAGATTACGACCCCTGGTGACAACTTCATGAAGTTGATGGTGTACATAGAAGGAATACCAACTGTAGCTCCGGCAGATCCCGGAATTGCTTCAGGTCGGTATATTGAAGATCCTTCTGCGTTTATACCCCTTAAAACAGGATCTCCTTACTATGTGGCCACGGTGACCAAGGACACATATGGAGTAATAACTAAAGGATTACTTAAGTCATGGTTACAGGACTATTACCTGAGCGGGAATGTCTATGATGCATACTTAGTAGTCTTTGCCCCTGATCTTCCTGATTCTCTTGACGCTGGATACGCCGCAGCAGAAGCAGCAGCTATTGATGCGTTAGAGAGTGTATATGCAGAAACCAAAGCGTATGCCTACTTTAAAACCGTACTCGCGGGGGAAGTAGAAGAAGGAATATGTGAGGGCGTAGTTCCTGACATCGCGGTTTCTTTGGCCCTGTTGTGCGCTGGAGACAAAACTCTATTGTCGGCACCTCCGTTGTATCCTTTCTTAACGGAGACTCCGCAGACCCTGGCTTCTGATCTCATCTATGATGCATTAGAGACTGTTGATTCAGCATTCGGAACCACGGATGCTTTCATGACGGCTTACGCTGACGTAGCGAGGAATGGATCCTTGTTTTCTGTGGGCCTTATGCTGTCAATGCTCAACGCCTCCGGAACGCCCGTAGGTAATAGTCTGGACTATTGGGGCACTCCTAATATTGCCAGCTCCGGGGTGGATGGAGTTAATCTGTCCAAGACCATAAGAGACCAGTTGAAGGAAAACAATATTGCTTTCTTCAAGCCGGTTGGTGACGGGACGACACGAGCAGCCGTGGGAGTGCAGTCATTAGGCGGAGCGTATATGCAGGCCACGTGGTTGGTTAACTATATCAACTGTATGTGCAAAATCCTCGTTGCGCAATACATCACGCAGCCCAACATCCTACGTAACGCGCAAACATACGCGGGAATAATAAATATTCTCGATGGACAGTTACGTAGATTTGGATCCGACGGCGCCGGCCGTCTTCAGAACGTAACAGTGACCGCTCCCGCTTTTTCAAAACTTCCAGCCGCTGCAGGAGACGCAATTATTGTTCCTAACGCGTGGAGTGCTGAGTATGTGGACCAGGTTCATACTGTACATATACAGGGCAGCTTGGTAATAGCGGCATAAGGAGGGTAGAATATGCAACCCATTGTTCGTGGTATTCAGGCTGTTGGTAGTGTATCTATCAACTATAAGTATAATTCGGAAGATGGAAATTTACCAGTTCCCCCGGGGATATCTTTTGCCAGTGGTATTACTGCTATTCCCACAGGAAATAGTGGTGCTGGTGTTGAGGTAGCTGGTTTTCGTCTTGATTCTGAGTTTCTTCGAGCTGTGCAGCAAATAGCTACGTCAGTCATGATTCCTATATTGGGTGGCGGGGGTATGGCCCTCACAAACAACAATAGGACAGGGACTCTGACTATAAACTGTAGCAGAGTATCCACGCCGCTTCCCGCCGCAGACATGTCCGGTCTTGCAAACGGAGCTATCGCGTATGATCTAGTTTTGTTGGCACAATGTCAGCAAGCTGCAGCGGGTGGAGATTCGTTGGGGTCTACTATCATTGTAACTTTCCAGTTTAGTGGAAAGACTACAAAGGTAATTTTCGATCATTGCACCATAGCTAAGGTTGATCCTTTGGCTTTGGCGGGCAATAACGTGCCGTCATATGGGGTAGAAATTAACTACCTCAATTGGAACTGCGAATTTGATAACGCAGCGTAATCAAGGCTGACTAGTCTCCTAAGGGACTATAAGCAAGCCACATCAGAATACCCTGGTGTGGCTTATTATTTAACCATGGAGGTATTGACATGGATTCTGTGTACGGGTTTTCGGATTTTGTAGAGGTTGTTGATCATTTTCAACGAAGAGGATCTAATGACAACATTGGGCTAATCATCAAGGGAGGAGAAAACAAAGTCTCTCCTAAAGTATATCTTCGTGCTTATCATAACGATGATATAGAAACTTCTTTGTATCTGGCAGCAGAATTAGTAAGAAATAAGGAAGTGCAGCTGGTAAGAGGCGATGATGTTCTTTTATCATTTGTACATAAAGATATTGTTCCTATTGAGGATCATTTTGGAGAAGACGGAATCTGGCTTCTTGATATATTTGTCTCTATGATAAGAGGGATAATGTTAAAAAAGTTGATGCCGCCTTCCTCCGACTCCGGGAAACGAGAAAGCGGCTTGGCAGAATAACTGATGATGCTGATTCTGCGGATATAAATAAAGAAATAGAAGCAGCGGCAGGAGCCGGTGACTTGCAAGCTATATTGCGTTTAATAGCTATGGCTAGTATGTTACATCCGGATGAATATATACAAGAGGCTATGGGTGCTTTTCCTTTTTTAGTATATACATTTCAGAAAGAATTCCATCTTCCCCCAGAAGATCTGGATGATTTGATTGATGGAATTCTTTATTTAGATTGTGTATCGTATACGAGAGAATACGATAGAACAAAGAATAGAAATAAGGAGGGTTAAATGGGTCTTTGGTCATTTAAAGGTACACCAGGATTATTTAACCCTCACCTAATAGATGCATTGCTCCAATATCGTTCGCTTAGGCAACAAGGGAGCAATGCATCAGAAGCTGCTATACAAGATAAATTAGAACAAATTGCTCGTAGTGTAGATTTAGCTCCTTCTGTAAGTCAAACATTAGAACAATTAGCTGGAAGTAGAATAAAAGATCCTCTTATACAACAGCTTTATCCAGACAGAAATGATGTCACACAATATTTATCTAAGAACCTAGATTACATGCCTCCTGTGAGGGTAGCGGAAGGGTTATATATTACAGGGAAACCACACGTTAAATTAAGAGACCCCTATAATCCGCATCTGATCTCAAAAGTAGAAAATATAAGGACAGTATTTCGAGGAAGCAATGTTCCAATAGAAACTTTCTTAAATGATCCAAGTGATTATAAATCATTTGAATCAAGAATGAGAAACTACGCTGCAAGCACTCAGTCTATTTATCCGACAGCTTTTGGTCTTTCAGAAATGACTTATAGTGGCTTTGCTTTCGATGATCCAAATAAAGCTACCCCTGAAAATTGGATGACTAGAATAAATGTTTCTGCACCAGCTCTATCTATCTCGGAAGCAAGAGACCGTGCCCTCACAGCCTATGATGAACTTAAGATGCTTGGACCGGAATATGTACGAGCCTTTTTAAATAAGAGTTCAAAATCTTTTTATTCACAGGCATTTAAGCCCAGACAAGAATGGGAAGAAGGAGTCGGAGACCCCTATAAGTTAGTTACTGATGAGTCATTAACGCAACAAGAGATAAATGCATTATGGAGCGCGAGTTATGAAACTAGGGCGCTTACGAAACAGGCAGATGTTGAAAGAAGACAAGAGCAAAATAAGTTACAATTCTCTGTTCCCAATAATCCCTTAAATACATCTGCTGACAAGAAGAAACGAAGAATAGTAGTAAGACCCAAGAAACCTCCTGTTGTAGAAGAAATAAATAATATAGCCGAAGGTGCGTCTAATGTTGTTATAGGAGCCCCACCTAGTCGCTATATAAAAGAATATTTTCAGGGAAAAAATGAAGTAGATCCTGTTCCTAGAACTTATAGAAAGCCGATTGATAAAGGTATAAATGATATAATAGAAAAAAAGCCTGTTACTCCCATTACTGAAATAATAAAAAAAGCCAAGGCAAAAGCAGAAGAGGGAGAAGTAGATCCTTATCTAGGAGCCTCTATAGAAGAGTTGATGGGAAGTGACCCCATCTTTGCTGCTGGCTTTATAGAGCAAGATATAAAAGAATATCTTGGGGCGTATGTCCCTGGTCAAGCAGGCACTAACAAGGGATATAGTCTTGAGTCTAGTGGAAAAGGTTTAAAGATTACCAGGAATAAAAGTAAAGCCTCTGGACTATCTAACGCAGGAGAGGCAGAACTAACTAAACTTCCTTCAGGAGAACAAGTTCTTCCTTCTCAATATGAAGCTTTTCGCCAATGGGAAAAATACAGAGAGAGAGGAGATGAGGAGGGTCAGGAACGTTGGAAGAATTGGATAGATATAGGATCTTCTTATGAAAGACTCTGGGATATGAAGGCTTTTGATTATTTTAAAAGACGGCAGCGCAAAGAAGTTTTTGGAGCTATGCGTGGCGGTGATTATGAAGCTGCTGCTTCTTATCGTGCTGCTAATAATATGAAAGAACTAGAAGAATCTATCTTGGGTGTAGCGGCTTCTTCTCGAGAAGCTAAAGAAGCTCTTAAAGAACAGGCACAAACAGAAAAAGCCCACAATAGAGGATTAAGTTTAGCGGCCAATATAAGACCTTATGATTGGACACGTTGGTATAAGACTACCAATGAGGCATGGGGGAATGTAAAACAGGCAAGTTCTTGGATGCCTTCTTGGCTGACTTCTCCAGTAGGAAGAATCGGTGATTCTTTGATGCAACAATATGGGGCCGATGTCGCAGGGAAGAAAGGAATATGGGACGCCTTGATGAAAGGTGCTGTTCCATTAGGAGCAGCTATTGGCTCTTTCGCTGGTATTCCTGGGATGCTTGCAGGTGGAGCTATTGGTGGAGTAGCGTCTGCGGGCTCTCAAATGATAGGTAATTGGAAAGAAGGGCAGATAAGAGCCTCGGGATTAAGTATCTCTTCAGCCCTCAATATGGTGGGAGGTTTCGTAGAATTAGCTAAAGTAGGAATCATGGGTCTTACAGGAATAATCAATCTTCTTAAAGTACCATTAAATGTATTAGCTAAAGGACTAAAGATTGCTGTTCCGTCAGTTGTTGGTTTTGGTGTAGCATTAAACCATATAATGACATCTGGACTTAAACAGATGTCTGGATTAGGTAATCCTTTAAGCTCTCTTACTCAGTCTGAATACCCCGATTATCAAAGAAGTCAATTTGCTGACATAATGACAGGGCAATCAAAAGGCACTACGGCTGGCGCAGTACAGAATCTAGCTTCTTTACGGGCTGGGTTTTTTAACATGGGGCGTTTTAGTGAAGATCAACTGATTGATGCAACTCTAATGGGTCAGTTCAATTCTATATTTAACAATAATGCCGGTAACACATACGCTGATTACGGGAATATAGTTACGTCATTAGCTAAGCAGATGCAGGGACAAAATGATCCTTCGCGACAACGAACAATGTACTTTTTACAACACTTCGATGAAACAATGGCTTCTCAGGTAGAACGCCTACTTGGTCATTATGATCTTGGAGGGAATTTAAGTTTTGCTGAATATAATGATCCTAGAACATATGGCTTTGCAGTACATGAACTAAAGAATCCTGAACGAGAACAATTCAGGATAGCTTCAATGGGGTATCAAAGTATCAATGAGGCTATCGATGTATCTAAAATGAGAATTGCAGCTCAGTTGTGGGACACTTTTGGTAAAAGCGTATATTCATGGGTAGAAAAATTGTATGCTATGATAGCCAATAGAGCACCTATTTCAGATGTTATAAAATACATAGGAGATGGACTCAAGTCTGTGTGGGATGCGACGCTTGGACCTTATGCTACGAAGTTAAAGAATAATTTTGGAAAGATGATGGATGATGCTATAGATAAAGTAAGAGAGAAAGCACCCGGTATTCTTATGGGCATAGTGTCTGTCTTTCCAAAGATATCTGATTTCCTCATAGACGTATTTTACGACTTAAGCCAGAAGATTTGGGATATATTTTCTCGTTTGTTGAACACAATAGGTTCTATACGCATAAATCCAGAAGGCATACGAAAATTTTTAACGAATGAAGGTTCTTGGGAAGATGTATTCAATATAACTAAAAGTCCCGCAACTATAATAAAGGAAAACCTTGACAGGGAAGCATATACAAAGACAACTAAAACTGATCCGAATGTAAGGGACAGTAGTCCCGTAGTATGGCAGGGAATAGAAGGGTTAGGCGGATTTAGATTTTTAGGAGAGGGTAAATATTCTAGTGTATTAAATGAAGTTAAGGGATATGATGATAGAACCTTGAGGAGTGCCGCGAACTCGTATCAAACGAGTGATACTTTAAAACAGTTTGAAGATTGGGAATTATTCTTTAAGAAAAATAATCCACATTCATGGGGATCTTTATACGAAGGAATACTTAAAACTAAAGCGTCTTTAGTCCGTAATCCAGAATTTTCTTTAAGTGACGCTCTTTATGGATTAGAAGCATGGTCCAAAGAATATAATAGTACAGGTACCCATGGAGTATTGAGCGAAAATATGAGTGTGTACAGAAAACTAAACGACGTGTACACATTTTCTGATAGAATGAAACAAACATTCAATGTGGCAGATAAAGAAGAAGCTAAAGCCAAGTCGCGAGAGTTCATGGAGACTTACTTCACAGAGGAAAATATATCTAGGGGAGTTAGTCGTGTAGCTGATACCGCTTCTTCTACGATAAATTTTATACTTCGTATAGAGGACTCTGAGGGAAAGAAAGTGTTAGAAGAAGCAATAAAGGATCTAGGAAATGGGGCGCAAAAGACTATTGAAGCTGCGTTCAAGGCATTCAGTGGAATGTCATCGAATGTAAAACATCTGTCTAGTCTTTCATGGGAAAGATCAGCTATGAATGCTTTAAGAGAACAAGCGGCTAATTCACAGAGGTAATTATGGTAATAAGTGATATAGGGCAAGAATTATATAATGCATGGCTAGACGGGCCGTTTGCCTCTGAGGTTCTAAATGAAGCTGCCCATCTAGCCGCTATAGCCACTGGCTCTGCTCTTAATTACTTTAAAATAAATCCGAGTGGGGATATAAATAAAGAAGGTAATGCTCTTTTAAACGAAGCATTACGAATCCTTAATGATCCTAACATAGAGGGAATACCTATAAAAGCTGAGAGACAACGTGTTACACGAGATGTTGATATTACAGAACAAATGATTATAGCGCAAGACGAGACAGGTACTGGAGGCAAGAATTGGACGACGGACAATGCAGCTCCCAGACCCCGTGTGTGGGAAGTTCAAGGATATCTGGAGCCATTATCCAATGTGTTAGATGCCTATTTGCTTGTAAAGCCCACCCTAGCTCTTCAGGTAGCCATATTAGATGCGTGCGCAAAAAGCAGAAGACCCGTGTGGTTTAAACCACATTACTTCTCTTTCTATAAGGTTCTTGTGGAAAAGTTTGATTGTGAATTTGATCCCAAGACACAGAATGCAATTGCTGTGAGTATAGTGCTAAGAGAATTTGTTCCTTACAAATTAGCTGGGCCAGGATCCGGTTCTTTAGTAGGAGAATTGGTATCTGATTCATTAGAAAAGCCAGTGGGGTTCTAGATGTCATTATATCGTATTGTCCTAGAAGACTATGTTGAAGACAAGTTTAGACTTCCTGTTTCTTGTAGCGGAACGCAATTAGTATTTGATTTTGAATGGGACACCATACATCAACGTATATATGATAATCTGCAGAAAATATTATCTCGATATAATCAAATTACTGTGAGATCATTATCTAATGCTTCTACCTTGATTCGGCCTATAGACTACTTGCAGTATATGTCAGATCTTATACTCTATCGTGATACTCTTCTTTCCTTTATAGCATACTGGGTTCCTATATTAGAAGGAGAAACAGGGATTGATTGGACTTCTTTTGATGCTCAATTGAGCTCTATCGTTAGCGATCTATCATCTATATACATAGATGATAATAAGGTATTTCCTGCTATCAATCTTTTGACCGGGTTACAGGGTGTTCAAGCTGAAGGGCATATTGCTATAGACGTATTATCTGCTATAGATGCATTAGACAGTGAGTTTATAAATTATATAGATGAAAAAGAGGTTTGGTATCTTTCTTATTTAGAACAGATAGCAGAGTTAGAAGAGATCCTTCGTTGGCATGTTAAAATTACCTATGAAGAAGAAGTACGTGTTACTATGCTTGAGATAGGTGCCATTCATTTCTATCAAGACGCTGTTTACAGGGTAATGTTCGATAGTGAGAAAACTAAGATTGGTAAAAACGACTTGGGGCTTGTTACTTTATGGGTAGAGGTAAGAGATGAATTTACCTCTTAATGATGTTTTATTTGATAAGCTGATAGCAGTACACCTATTTAAAAGAAACAAGAGTAAATGGGACAATTTATCAATAGACTCGTTCTCTTGTCCTTCTTTAAAACCTGACATACAATTATCCTTGAATATGATTCAAGGGGGAATAGCTACAGAGTTTAAATTAGTCATAGGTAATTTTGTCCCCCCTACAGATATAGGAGATTATACTACATTAGTAATAAAAGCAGGGTATAGGACTAAATTGGAGACAAGGGAATTTACTTGTGCTATATTTTCATCTTACGTGGAGACACCAAATCCCAATGGTAAAATGGTATTTAATGGGCTAGTGGGAAATTGGTTTATAAACAATCTAAGAGAGAGTGCTAGGAACATTATATTCAAAAAGGCTAAGGTAACTGTGGCTGAGTTACTTTATGGTATTGTTGAGGGAAAAGATAAAAATGGAATGATAGAAGCTCCCAGCATCAAAGGGGGAGGACTTAACTTAAAGTTAGTAATGGACCTCCCTACCTGGATCAAAGAAGATGAGTTAGACATTGGTGGATCTGGAACTAATCCTTTGACATATTGGGTAGAGTCTGGATATGCTTGTTTAAATTGGTTAATGGACAGGATCTCAACATATAGCAACCAACTCGTGTTATTAAGACAAAAAGAGGGAAAACCTGATTACGAGAGTTATCGTATTCTAATGTGGTTAGATGATGATACTCTTCGTGTAGGCATGAAAGGATATTCTGGAATAAAAGATACTACGAAAATTAGGTGGGTTGATCTAAATAGGGTAACTATGGTGTCTTTTCAGGGAGCTGCACTTAATGTTATAGCACCATGGAATCCATCTCTAGTTCCTGGAGATTTATTTCATATGCAATCAAGGTACTTTAGAGGACGCTTAACCACGCAATCAATTCGTGCCGCAGCTAAAGATCCCAATGATTTATACAGAGTAATAACAATGAATGTAATATTTGACACTAATGGATCCAATAATACAATGAAAATATTAGCAGTAAAGAATGCCGCTTTTATACAAGAAGAAGGTTTGGTAAAAGATAAGACAGCTGTAGAGCAAATACCAGAAGAACTAAAAACCAATATTTTGTCAGATGATAATCCTGATATAGATATTGTATTTGGGAAAGACACTCCTGATGCAGAAGAAACAAAAGTAATTAAAAAAAGTTGGGGCGTTAATCCTAGTACATTTGCGGAAACAGAGGGAATAATAAGGACAATAATTCCTGGAGAAACAATTGCATCTATAGCGGAAGAAGTATATGGTGCAATAGAATACACAAAAACAGCAGAAGAAGGAAATATAGAGCATTTGAATGAAACGATTCATGGAGCTTCTTTCTGGCCTCTTATAGTAGCTGGAACTCAATGCATGTACCTTAAAGGGCTTGAGGGCTTTAAGAATTATGAAAAGCATCCAGATCTAGTAATAGAAGGAGAAAAAGTATTTATACCGACAATGACTAATCCTGATGACATGAAAAAACATAGTAGCATATTATCTTCTATGGCGGATGCTTGGGAATCTTTGCCCGAGTATTCAAGCTTCTTTGTCACACAAAGTGACATAGACACTTTGCGTATTATTGTATACTTCATGGGGCTATAATTATGAGTTTAACAGAACATGTAATGAGTAGAATGACCGCTACTGATGAAGATATATTTAGATACAATCTAGGTTCTTATGTAATAATAGATATTGGTACATTAGAAACATATGTTACATTAGACAAGGGAATATTCGGTGTTATCAGAAGTAATAGGATAAGTGGAAATAAGGTTATTAAATACGGGGATGTGGAGTTATTACAAATTGGTAACAGTAATGGGGGGTTCAAATCGGCTCCTGCTGGAGAGGATATATACCTTGTATTCTGTACCCTAACTACTTTAAAGTCTACTGTTACTAGAATCGTAGACAGTGATGCCACAAAAATCTATTCTATAAATGGAATGAAGGCTATACCCGTTACGTCAAGTATAAATTGGAAAAACAGTGCTGGCTTCGATAGAGAAGGTAATTTCTTAGTTACAACTCCTGGAGGGTATCTTAAGTTCGGTATAGATGATTCTATAAAATATCAACAACAGGATATATTGTCAATATTGAAAAATAAAGATGGAAGTATGTCTCTTAAGTTATTAGTCGAACGATTCGTTTTCTACTTTAATGCTGATGGTACATGGGTTCGTTTAATACAAAAAGAAGGTGTTATAAAAGAGTGGATGTCTTATGATGCAGAAGATTCTTTTATAATAAGACGATACGCCAATGCAGCTATGACTGATGATGAAAAGAAAGACATGGCATCATTTGAAAATTACTTGCTGGAAGAAAAGTATCAAAGTGATGGAACTGTAATAAAAACAAGAAAAGATGATGCTGGGGAGCCTTTGTGGGTATGTACATATAATCCTGATGGTAGTTATTCTCGCGTGTTTACTGACACAGTTACTGAGACTATAGATGCAGAGGGAAATTATGAAATAAACTTCGCTGATACGTATATTGAGTCTATAACAGCTGATGGTAAAAAAGAAATTACGTCTGAAGGCTACAGTATAAATGCTAGTGGGGGTAAAATAGAAATTAAGAATTCAGCACAAAGCATGGTTACTGTATTAAGTACTTTGATAGATAATTTATCTACTTTGGTGAATAATCTTATTGCAGCTAAGACAGTAGGAAGCCCTGCTCTTCATACATTTGACCCAAGTACCATAGCAAACTTGAATATAGATGTAACAAACCTCAGTATGGATAAGACTAATTTAGAACAGTTGATGGAGTAATAGATGCCCTTAGTAATGGCTACATTGCAATCACAACTTCAGGCCCTTTTTGAAAGCATGCAAGATGGGTCTAAAGATGATTATGATATGGCTGATGAACTATCTTCTATTGTTAAAGATTTCATGGAGAGTGGAACCATTGTAACTACGGACCTGAACTCCGTTCCAATCACGTCTCCAGGTCCCTATATTGCTGGAATGTTTGTAGGTGGAGGGCAAGGATCTCTTTCAGTGCAAGATGGGCCCTGTGCTTCTTTAATCAAGGTGGCATGCGACACAATGAGAGCACAGCATCTTGATGATAATTACTTAGCTGACAAGATAACTGAAGGCATAGACTTAATGCGTTCTGCCGGCATTGTTACCTGTAATATTACTGGTGTTGTTACTATTCCCGGAAGTCCTCCAATAGTCATACCTAATGTACCAGGAACTACTACGGGAACAATAACATGTGTACCAACTCCATTAGCGGCTGGATTGAAAGCCTGTTTCTTAACTATGAGAAACATGACAACTGGTGGAGATGCTTATTTTGCCACACAACTTGCTACCTTAATAAATAGTTACATGCTAGCTAACACTGTTGCTACTGTAGTAGATGTAGCAAGCTTATTGACCCCTGTTATAGGCGCCGGTGCTATGATATAAATATAAAATTGAATCTTTGTGGAATATAGGAGATAATTATATATGGATGCATTATTGATAACTCCAAAACAAGAAGCTTCTTGGCGATTAGATATAGATGTTGTGGACGGAGAACTTGTAATAGTGCCTGGAGAAGAAGAAAATGTAAATAGGCAGAGTGCTGCTATTGCTGCTTTATTTTCTATAAATACAATTCCTGGAAGAGAAGAATTAGGCACCGATTGGGGAAAGTATTTAGCGGGACAATCTTCTTTGGTTGAGTGCGATAATACTGTAAAAAATAATATGGAAGAATTCGCGGATATTTCTTCTTTAACGAAAGCCCCGATTCCAATATATACAAGAGATAAAAGTGGCGGAGTATCTATTCAATTTATGGAATTACCGGAGATAAAGAATGGTTGAACTAGATGGTGTTCAGTACAATATCAAGTCTCCTCTTGAAAATACTCAAGAGTTAGTTGACTATGTGAATGATTATTGTCAAGTTAATGATATAAAGAATTCCAAGGGAGAAGTGATATTCATCAAGGTAAATATGGCAAGTCCTATTTATCTTTTGTTTTGGGCAGTCGGTTACCTTGCTTCTATTATACAAAGGATTCTTTATTCTCTTGGCACACTTACTTCAATATCAGCATCATCAGAAAGACAATTACTTAATCTGATGGAAATAGCAGGACTTCAAAGACTTCAAGCTACTCCTACTATAATAAAGGCTATTATATATGCAGAAGCAGACACAGCCTGTAGTATCGCAACAAGTGATACTATAACGATTTCTCTTGACGGTCAAACCATAATATTCTCTCCTGCGTATGCTGTAAATATTGCAGCAGGAGAATATGCTACTATAGTTCTTGCTGCTGATATTCTTGGTTCCTTTATTATTACAGGAGCTACGGTAACTGAGTTCGATAGTCCGATAGATGGTTTTGACTATATGATAGCAGAGGATTCGGTTCCAGGAAAACCACTAGAAACAATATCTCAAGCAAGACAAAGATTGCAACAAAGACAAGATGTCAATAGTGGTATTGATAGAGCAATGCAAGCTATAAGAAATCTTAGTGGCGTATCTAGTTGTAACATATTTTTCAATTATGACAATCTACAAGATGTAGAAGTAGAGGGGGTAGTAATACCTCCCAGAAAAGCAGCATTATATGTATTGGGGTTTAATTCACAGATAGCTAAGACATATTTCACTTATTTAGATAGACAAACAGTGCAAGCTGCGGGAAGTATGGAGCAAAGTGTAACTCTTTTGAATGGACAAAGCGTGAGTATCTACATGATACCTCCCGTCATAAAAGACGTGCATGTACAAGTATATATGGGCATTGAGTTAACTGTAGAAATAGAAACTGAAATAAAAAGAGACATTGTTTCTATTGCACTAGATATAGGTATAGCTTCCAAGATGAATGTAGTCGATATCTTAGATAAAATTAAAGATGAGTACAGACCTTTGGGGGGTTACATTTCATTCGTAGAAGGATCTGGGTATACATATCAACTGGATCCAGGGCCTAATGGACTTTGTCAAATTAAGATAGAAAATATAATACTAGAGGAAAGTCTCTAATGTTAAGAGAAAGATCGTTTCTTTGGATTCAGATGGATGGACCACAAGGAAACTCTATTATAAGGGGTATCTTTCTATGGTTTAAGACGTGGATAGATCCCATCCTATTATACTTTAAACAATGGTCCATTGATACTGCTACATCAGCTCATTTGACCCTTATGGGTATTTTAAGCGGGATTCCTCGCCCCTATTCTTTTAGTTACGATGATCCCTTGTGGTATATATGGTTACGCGGAGCAGAGCTATCTACTGTTTCTTTATATGGACTGTCTTCTACATATGATACTTCATCTGGGGGATTATTAAGTGAAGAAACAGAAGGCCTTGCTACTACCAAAAATAGGCTATTAGCAGAGTATTATAGACCTATACTCAAGGCAGCCTGTACTTCTGGTTATAATGTCGGGGGTCTTTTACTTATAGATAAACTTGCATCATTGTTCTTTGATCCAGAAGAATATGAAATCGGGTGGCTCACTACGGGGCAACCAGGGGATATATTTATAAACATTAGTTCTGAAGATCAAATATCTGTTCTCACTCTTTTATCTTTAGGATATCTGTGGGAACCCAATACACATATAATTGTTACCCTAGTTGGAGGATGATAAATGAGGCCTTATAGCGCGGAACAACAAATAGATCATCTTGATGAATATGCTACAGGAACGTCTGTAAAAGAGATTCCAGGCACTACTGAATATACTAACGGAGTTGAATCAGGACATACTCTGCCAGCTAAATGGTGGAATTGGTTCATGTCTAAAATGACATCTAACGTAAAGAAGATAGCAGAATCAGTAGACGACTTATATGCTGAGATGCTTGATGTTTTGACCAAGAACGGAATAACGCCAGATCCAGAAGAAACACAGCTCCTATCCTCTTTAGCCTCTCTTCTTCATGGCGATTTTATAGAAAAGTCTGCTTCATATTCTCTTCTTGTTACCCGTCCCTTCGTAGAAAGACTTGCTGTTTCTAATGATGAAGCCGTTATTACCTTGCCTAATCCTACTACTTCTATTGGATACAAAGGAGCCCACGTATATAATATTTCAGCGGGAAGTATAAGTATTCAGAACCATAGTAGTATAGAAGTGTATTCTCTTCCTCCACTGGCCTTAGTATATGTAACTATACTCAATGGTGTTTGGAAGATATATCCATTTATAAAGAGTTCTAGTAACGCAGATTCTTTTACTAATGTACAAAGAGATGAAGAAGGAAGAGCCCAGATAGCTGATCCAGTAGAAGAAGAGGATATAGCTAATAAGAAAACGGTAATGGACTATTACAGAAATGATATCATTGACGCTCCGTGTACACTCCCAGTAAACAAGATGCTTACAGTATATAATCCAGATGTTGCGGAAATAGATCCGCTTATACTTCCGAATGATGTTGAAATTGGTAATTACATCATGTTAAATGTAGTTACGCCCTGTACTATTAAAACCGCCTTTGGGCAATATTTAATGGATAAAAGGATTCCAGAGAATAGACCAATAATAATAGAAGAAATAGAGATGGAATCATCTTCAAGGAGGCTGCAGTACGTAGATTCTATTCTCTCTACCTTTTCTCCCTGTATTTTTACGCCTAAAACAGACCTCTGGCCATCTGGCCCTTGGCCCCAAGCAAGCGATTGGACATTCGATAAAAAATATTTGGCTGTAGGATATAACTTCTCGCCTTTTTTAGATATTTATGAGTGGAATGACGAAGAAGACCCTGTTAATTTATTATCATATAGTGATAGGCCAACAACAGATGTTACCGACTGTATATGGTCTTCTGATGGGAGATATCTTGCTGTTGGTATAGATGCGTATCCATGGTTAATAATTTATGATATACAGACAGGAACGCCGGTAAGATTGCCCAATCCTGCGGTTCTTCCCCCACAACGAGTTCAAAAGTTGGCATGGTCTCCTGATGGAAGATACCTTGCCTTAACTTTTTATGCCTCTGGCGGTTTTATGTTATATGACTGGATATCTGGTTCTCCTGTAAAAATAAGTATATCTCCGCTTCCTACGGCGTATCCCGGTGCTTGTGCATGGTCTCCTGATGGAAGATATCTAGTTACTGCTTCGGATGTAAATGGGAATCTTATTATTTGGGACTGGGATACAGGGTCACCTGTCAATATCAGTCCACCAGTAGAGGAACCAACATCACTCGCGATAGAGATGAAATGGTCTCCTGATAGTCATTATCTTGTTCTTGGATATAGTAACAGTACTCCAACAATGGAGATATATGATTGGAACTCGGGGGTTCCAGTGAAAATAAGTAATCCAATAATACTTCCAGGCAATTATCCTAGCTTTTCTTGGTCTCCTGATGGAAGATATTTATCTTGTAAACATAACACGTCTCCTTATTTAATAATATACGATTGGATATCTGGTGCTCCTGTAAAATTACCTGACCCTAGTTTTCCTGCTGCAATGAATAGTCCTGGCACTATTTGCTGGTCTCCTGATGGAAGATATTTATTCATGGGTGTTCCTGCCAAATATGTATTTGATACTTATTCTTATGAGAATATCTGGATCTTAATATGAAAGAATACAACCCTATAGATCATCTTGATGAATATGCTCCTTCCGCTGCACAAAAAGCGCCACCGACACAACTCCACTATATAGACGGGTGGAAAATAAACTGGAAGATGCCGGCAAAATGGTGGAATTGGTTCATGTCGAAGATGACCACTAATGTAAATAAATCAGCATTAGCTATAGAAGACATGCGCAATGAATTAGCGGAATGCATCGATGCAGCAGCAAGTTCTAGTCCCCAGTTACTAAGCGGACTTAATAAACAGATACATGGTGATGATATCATCAAGACAGCTGATTTTACTGTAGATGACATGATCTCCCGTTACATTGTTACTTCTCCCTACATTACTGTTACCCTTCCTGATCCAAGTGCCATGAGCCCTGAATACAAAGGAGCTTATGTATTCAATACCTCTAATGGTAGAATATTCGTAGGTGATTATATCATTCATCCAGATGCAATGGCTTATTGTATAATAGTAAATGGATTTTGGAAAGTCTACCCTACATGGGAGCACAACCCAAGAGCACAAGTATTCGTGCCCCTAATTGCAGAGTACGACCCTACGGAGCTAAGTGAATACCCCGATGATCCGGCGGGGACAACATATG